TCAGAAAAATTTTGCTCGATGCCAATTTTTGATTCGGCCCGGTCTACGTCTGTTGCGGTGATTAAGCCGTGGTCTGACGATGGTTCGAGGTTGGGTTCGTATTCTGGTTTCCACAAATCAATACCCCATTCGCCTAATTGTAGCGCGTCCCATTCGTTTGCCAAAATATCCCAGTCCCATTCCCCAAAGGAAACATTGTCCTTGATTAAAAATTCATGTTGTTTTTGCTCGTCCCAGTTTACGATTTGCACCGGGATTTGTGTCAAGCCAGCCTCCACCGCCGCCTTCCATCGCATGTTGCCGCCTAAAATGACGTAGTCCTTATTGACTACAATCGGCCGAACATCCATCATTTCAGGAAATTCCTGAATGGATTTGACAAGCTTGTGGAATTTGTCATTCCGAATTAAGCGCGGGTTGTTTGGGTTTTCCTTGATTTGAGCAATGGGCAATTTTTTTGTCTGCATCAGATTTGGTTTAAGCGTTGGAATCGAGCGGGATTGATTTCAGACCCTTCATATTGCCACCCGGCTTTTTTTACCGCTTTTGCCGTAACGCCAATGCCGGCGAACGGGTCAAATACTCGGCCAGACGGAGCAATCATTTTGAGGGTGTTTGTGATTACCTCGTGGGATATTTTGTGTTCAGCAACCGGGGTCGTGGTATTGAATGCCAGCACTACATAAGGCAAATTGTTCGCATACCGGCGTTCGGCTGTTTGTTTCAAATCGTGGCCGTATTGTTCTGCAATGTTGATTACCCGGTGATAGCTGTTAATACTGTATTCCACGTAAACCGGTTTCCATGTCCGGGCCAGTTTGAATAGCTGGTTTAATATGGCATCAATGTCGTTGCCGGGTTTAGGAACGCCGGCCTTGTGCATCATTGTTTCAAAGTACTTCACCATTTTTTGCTCCCAAGGCGGGTCGGTCCAAATGATGTCGTATTCCGGAAACGCTTCCCAAGCCATGATGTCTTTGCAGTGATTCATAATTTTTCAAATTCAGTTTTCCAGTCAATGTTCTCGAAATCGTATTGTCGATTATACAGCCCTGATTTTCTCACATTGTTCCCCACGCTTGCCGGATTTCCTTGAGTGCTTCGGTCGTATCCTGCATGTTCGCACATCGACGGGTAGACCACGACTACATGCCGACCGGTTTCTTTAAGCCATCGTTTGAAATGTTCGTCTTCGGCCCCACGGCCTAAATTACCGGCCATCCATTCTGTAAAGGCCATTGCTGCTTCCGTCGGGATTGCTAATGCAGGTGGCCAAAATTCGGTTTGGGTTTTGTACAAGCGTCGGCCTTTCATCAAGAAATTGTCCCGGTGAATTTTTTGCCCGTTCACATAGAATGAGACGATTTGCGATTGGGCATGCAGCAAACATTGCTGCACGTGCGATTCAAATTTGTCTATGAGTTCCATGTCATCATGCACACTCACAGCGTAATCCGATTGGTCGCGAGGCTGTATTGCCTTGATGAAATTATTGATTACTCCATGATAGCGTTTTGGGTGGTTTTTGGGAAGCCGGTTGCTTTTGCTTACGTCAAGGCAAATTCGCATCGGCCCATGCATTTGCTTCAGCACAAATTCCGGATTTCTTTCAGGAACAGACATTAGATTGAATGTGATTTTCATTGCAAAAATGAGGGGTTGTAAATTCCGGACCGGCTAAAATTCGTTATTCTGTGTTTCATTGCTGACGGCAATTTGTGCCGGTGCTGGACAAGGGACGGGAAGTGTTCCATTGCTGTCATTCGATGGTTGCGAATAATTTGCATAACCGCAATGTCATCATGAGTTCCTTTAGGCGTGAAATGGTCTACCCCGTCTACCATTGCATAACATTCGCGCATTACAGCTAACGCATTCGGGCTGAACAAGGCCGCTTGCAAATGGAACATTTTTCGTTTTTTCAGCCAAGTGTCTTCCCATGTCCATTGCCCGTATTGAGCGTTTGGCATTTTTCGCCTATAGCCGAATAATGAAATCATGTCCCATCGGTTTGTTATAGCTGTTTCTATCAGTTGCGGTATGTAAGCGCACAAACCCGGCGCAATGACCAAATCGTCCTGCAAATGCAGCCTCCATCCCGGATGTTCATATTCCAGCATTTTCCCAAAGCTTTTGTAAGCGCCGGTTTTTTCCGCGTCAATATGAATCCGCAAATCCGGAAATTCCTTTCGGTAGGTCTGTACTACGGCCAGCCGTTCGGGAACGGCTTGCACGTAGGTCTGAAACGAATGGGTCATCATTTTTTCATTTCAGCCTTCATTGGGTTTTGATTTTGAGCGTATTTCTTCATGGCATTTGCTTCATAGATTATTTCTGATTTTTCCGCCGGCGTCATGTCGATTCGGTAAGCTGTAGTTTGGCCCGTTTCTTTATTGACCAAAACGTATTCCGTCAATCCTTGTCGAGCATATTCCGCCATGTTCGCCGCGATTGCTTCCAGTTCTTCTGAAGTGTAGGTCATATCCATCCATGTTTTTGCCCGACGGCAAGCCATTTTCTATAGCGAATTTGCCGGCGTTCATTTACGTGCATAGCCCGCATGACCTCCATAGTGATGCAGCGATATTTTCCGCCGGTTGTTTCGTAGACCAGACCTTCGTCCATCAATTCCGACAAACGCCCCGTTACTGAAGCCATTGGCCAGCCAAGCTGCATTTGCATTTCTTTCGTGGTTATGGGTTCGCTTTCCCGGATGAATCGGTACAGTTTGGCGCGACCATTTATGAGGTTTCCTGATTGGACTTGTTCCCAATACGTTTCGATTGATTTTTTGCTCATGAGGTTTAGGATTGATTATTTCACCCAAGGCGGCAACCGCAATTCAGTGATTCCGTCAAAATAGCTTCCCGGCGTTCCGTCCCATCGTTTGAATTTTTCGATAGCGTCCAGCACGTGTGGCAATGTGATGCCGTAAGCTTGGTCCGATTGCTGATAGACAGCGACGTTGTATGGGGCCGTGGTTTCTGCAGCAATCCAGTAAAAGCGTTCCACGTGGAACAACAATCGGTAAATTGTAGCTTGCCAGTGATATTTCAAATTTGACGCGTCGCGCATGAATCCCTCTGGAGACGCATCTCGGCATGTTTTCAAATCCACCACGTAGTCGCCGCCAAATGCGTCAGCGATGCCAGTAAACGGGAATTCAGCAATCAAATCCCGCGTAGACAATTCAAATTCGCATCCTGCAAGCAAATCGCAAGCCGGGGTGCATTGAGTAACCGCGTCATTCACGCATTGTATTTGAGCGGCGTCTTGTTCAGTCAAAATGGTTTTGCCAGCGTTCGCGTCAGAAAATTCTTGCCATGTCGATTTGCCCTCTTTTGTTCGCCGGTCTACAGCCGGTGCGATTGCATAGCGTTCCACAAATTTGTCAGGTTCTAAAATCGCGCAATGGATAGCGCTGCCCAATTCCATCGCAGGTGAAGGGTCGATGGTTTTGGTGACATAAGCCAAGTAATGGTTTGGCGATTGAGCGAACGCTTTTAGTGCCGATGCCGATAGGTAATCGCGTTTCATAGGGATGAGGTTAGTGAGGTTTTCCAATAAACGATGGCCCGGTCAAACGTGCTTACGTGAGGGCATGGGAAGGTTTCGCCGGATTCCCAAATAAGCATGTTTTTTTCCGGAGTGGATTTGTAGGCAATAAACGCCGTAGGGTCTGTTTTCATGGTTTTTGATTGAGGAAAAAAACCCCGCCCGGTTAAGGGCAGGGCGTTTGTGTTTACACCAATTCTTCTTCCGGTTTAGTTCCACGTGGAACATTCATTAATTGTTCTCGGAAGGCGTCAGCAAAATTCACAATGATGCCGTCAGGGTGGTAGCGCCGCGCCCGTGCTTCCGAAGCATACGGGGCCGCGTCAATCCGGCCGTCGTCAGTTATTTTCAGCAAATACCACGAATCGTGAATTTTCGGAATTAAGAAAAGGTCATGGTCCGATTCCGAGTGGTTGTAATACGAGCCGTCTCGTTGGTGAGTACGGGTCATTCCGTCAGGGCCGACAGAAACAACCGGCGAATGACATTCGACATCCAAATACAGCACATGCAAGGGCCTTTTCCCGGTCCGGAATACGAGGTCCCATTCGCCCGTAAGGTGGGCTTCCCGCGAATAACGTTGCATAGGGCAGTGAATTAAAGAATTTCGATACAGCGTGTTCTGATGAGGTTCCGCACGTAGCGTTTTTCGACGTGCAAGAAATGATGGAGCGTCGCATGTTCGTTCCATGCGTCTGTTCCAGCCATGTGAGGCCACATGTTGTCAATAGCATCAGAAATGCCATTCCGCGCAATCGCCAGATATTCCAGATAATCCAGCAAATCGTTAGTGTGGAACGTAGTCAAGTCATCGTGATTGATGAATTTGACGGAAGGGGTCGTGGTCATTTCGGCCATGACGTCGGAGGGGTTAAGGTTTTCCATGCACAAATATACAAAACAATTTCATATTTCCAACATTGCAGACAATTATTTTTCGTCTGACCAGTCGTCTGTCAAGTGGCGTGCGATTTCGTACCAATTCACGTCAGCCATGAATGCACGGGCATAGTCGGCCACCCATTCCGGGCCTTGCCAGTCCTCTATGTAGGCATCGAATGTTTCCCATAGCAAAGTTTTTTGGTCGTAGGGTTCCATCGCCACCCATTCCTCGAGGGTGAGGCCGAGCGAATCCGGCGTGAGGCCGTCTACCAGTTCGAGATTCACACGCCATGTCGCGTAGTTTGTCCAGCCATTGTATTTTTCCATAGGATTGAGAATTAATGATTCAAGGTTCACAAATAGACAGCGATAAACCATTCCACAGAATCGGCTACCGAGCAATTAGAAATTGTCCAATGTTGGTGGATTTGCCGTATTGCTTCGTAGCCCTCATCGCCCTGCAAGAAAACACCCGACTCGTAGAAATGAATCGTCCCAAGCCGAGTGTCAATTTCGGCGTTGTAGTATTTGCCGTGTAGCCAAGACGTGTTCGGTGTCCAGTCCATGTTTTTAGAGGAGTAAAAAGCCCCACCCATTACGGGCAGGGCTGTCGGTTTAGAATGAAAAGTCGTAGTATTCGTTCATCCAGCCAAAGACCACATTCACCGGTTCCGAGTGGAAGGTTTGGCCGTCAATCATGTGCCGGTGCCTCCATCCATTCCACCGGAGGTACAGCGTAATGGTCGAGGGGTTTTCGCCGCGTTCGTAGCGGTACGATTGCGAATCGGACATTCCGAGATTGTCAGTCCGAATGCATTTAGCGCGTTCCAACGTTACCGAGCGGTCTGCGTAGTTCACGTCAGCAATCCAGTATGCATGCCGGTCCGACCACAAGCAAATCGTAGCGCCGTCGCCAGCAATGGGCAAGGTTTGGTCATTAGAGACAATCCAGTTGACCAACGAGCCGGGCCGAGGGCGTTTCGCCGTCGCCCGTAGGGTAGGGGTGTGTTTTTCCATACCCAAATATACAATGTATTTTTATTTTTCCAACGTTCGGCCCCGTTTTTTTTTCGTGTGAGTTTCAGAGTCCGGGGTGATGGATTCTTGTTCGCGCTTCCAGTCTTCGGCCAATTTTCTCAATTCCGCATACATTTCTCGAATGCATGATTTGCAACCGCTGTAGGTTTTGTTGCTACCCGTGGTTTTGTTGTAGGTCTCAAACAAAATTTGGATTTCGGTCGCGTTGAGTTCTGTCCTTGGAGTTGCGGTGAATTCTACGACCATGCGCATGGTTTCCGCGTCAATTTGAGCGTCCCATTTTCCTAAAGGGCATTTGGCGATTTTGAGCGTTGCTTTGGCCGGAATGAAACAACCGCACAATTTTCGTGTGGTCCTTCCGACGCCTACGTTTTCTGGCCTTCCTAACGGGCCACATGACCGGGTTGCTGTGACAAAAAACGGGCATGCCTCGCAGGTGGCTATCCGTTTGGTCCGGATTTCGGACGATACTGATAGAAACATTCCTTGATAGTTTTCCGGGTTTGGTTCAGGCTGTTGTAAAGGGTCTGTAATGGTATTCCGGTCCCGTGAGCGATTTCGACCATCGAGTAACCATCGTTGTGCAGCTTCCAGACCAATCGGTCAAACCGGTGCAATCGGTCAATGTATAGTTCCAGCTGTTCTCGAATGATTGGGTCATGGTCGGTTTCGGGCGCAGCGTGTTCTTGGAGTGGGGCATCGGTAATGTGGTATTCTGATTTGAATTTTCCTGAATAGGCCTCGCGTTGCATCACTCGCAGAAAATAAGCGTAGCGATTTTGAACGTCGGTTTTTTCCCGGCACAGCAAATAACAAGCGTGGACAAGGTCTTCCGCGTCGACATGGTATTTCCGTGCCGCCGTTACCAGCTTGGCGTAATGTTGGCTAATCCATTCATCCCAATCGTTTTTCTCTGACGAGTGCATTTGTCAGGTTTCTGTATTGGGCAATCATGGATTCCATTTCGGGCTGCGAGAATTTCGTGGTCCGGTTTGATGCAATGTACAGATTTTGAGCGGTGTCTGGACCATACGTGGCGTCAAGCTGCAAACTGAAGCGGTATTGTTCGCCCCCATTCATGTTGCAGCGCTTGCATTGAAATTGCACGTTTTTTTCATCCCATCGTGTAGCCAGTTTGGCCCTTGTAATGAAATGACCTGCGTCCACAGTTTTCCAGTGATACGTGTTTTGGCACGTGAAACATTTGCCAAAGCCGTATTGGTCTGTAGCCCGCAGCCGGATATACCGACTGAAGACCTCATCCAATTTTTTTTTAAGCGTTGGTTTCGGGTTCGGTTTCAGCGGCATCCGGTTGAGGTTTAGCGGTATTGTCGTAGCGAAATGGCCAAGCTTTCCGTCGCAAATCGGCCATTGATTGTGGCTCAAAAGTAATGTGGTCCGGGCGGTCCGTTCCTCGAGTAATTCGGTGGGCCGTGTGCTGTTTCTCAATGATTGGTTGCCGTTCCGTTTCGTGGGCCATAAACGCTTCGGCAAATTCCGCAACCTTTAGCCGTTCGTAGTATTTGCCGTAGTACCCCGTTTTCATTCGTTGGGTTATGATTTTCCATTCTTCCAGTTTCATCGCCGGGAATTGTTCCACCAAGGCCTCGACACAGAAAATGAAATCGGTCGCCGTCTCAAGCGTTTTTTTGGCGTCGATGAATTTGCAAGCATCGCCGACCATCAAAACCAACGCTGCCCGGGTTTCGACCGGGCTGTATTTCAGCGCCGTTTTGACATTGGTTCCATTGAGCCAAGCGTCGGCCGGCGTGATTTCAGCCAGCCCCGTTTTGGATATAGCGCGCAAGCTGGTCGTGGTCGATTGGATTCGCAGGTGGTCGTGTTCCGTCAGATTTGAGGGGGAATAATCCTTGCCATCCTTGAGCGATAGATTGGTGGATGATGTCGATAGCTGTTCGGACATTGTGGTTCGAGATTTTTTGAAGTCGGTGTAATTGGGTCATTTCGCCTTGTGGCGTGTAAGCGCGAAGCCGGCGGGTTTTTCGTTCGGTTTTCCATTGGTCCCATGCCGTAGCAAATTCTACGTCAGGGAATGGCATGACGATTTCAGCCCGTGGTTTATTCAATGGTTCCTTAATTGAATCATTCAATGATATATTATGTGGCTCATTTTGAGCCGGGGGTCGGGTCATTTTGAGCCGGTCGCCGGTTCGTTTTGAGCCGGTGCTGGGGTCATTTTGAGCCGGGTCATTTTGGCCCGGTGCATTTTGAGCTACCCGTATGGTGCGATTTGGCGTGTAGAAAATTTCAATGTAGCCCATGTTTTGCAATGAGCATAGGCTTCGTTTTGCGGTCGCGATTGAGCATTGGACATCGTTGGCAATACGTTCGTTCGTCTTGTAGTATTCCATTCCGTTTTCAATCATCGCCACGATGTCTGACAATACGATTTTGTCTATGAGTGACAATCGCCGGTCATGCCAAATGGTAGCTGGAATCCACAAACCAAACCGGTCAGAAACCAAACGGGAGGGCTGTTTGCCCCCCCGGTTATTTTGGTTCGTAGACATTCAGGTCAGCCATTGTGGATTTGACGTTCCCGTTCAAGCACCATTGTAATCCAGTCCGCGTAGCTGATGCCGGTTTGGGCATGCAGTTCTGGTAGGTGTTTCAACATGTTCCGTGGTGACGTTTCGAGCCACATGGACACAGACGCCGGTTGTACGCCAAGCTTTTCAGCGGCGGTTGACAATTTGCCGTAGTGTCTTAATAGGGTCAAGCGTAGTTCATTCATTCGGATTGGTCATGTGAGCAATGAGACGCGATTTCAAATCAAGCATTTGTTTAGCAATCCCATATAATTCGTCAGGCGTGACTACGTGAGTTTGGCCATGTTTCCATTGCAAGGCCGCGTTAATTGCCCAAGCCGAATCAATGGATAGCTGAATATTGCGGTCATCCCGGTAAGGCCGGTTGCCGGTCATTTCCGGTTTTTTCAGCCGCAGCTTTGTGCCGTATTGATTCGATTGTTCTGACACCAATTCAACCTCATCCCCGGGTTTCCATTGGTTTTCTTTTTTGCACGATACCTCGCCCGTGACGCCATTATCAAGCGTGACGTTGTACGTGAACATGTAGCCATATTGGCTGTCGTAGCCGCCCCGTTCCGTAGGCGTGACGTTGGTGATTTTCATAATTTGTTGGATTTGAGAAAAACGACAATTCCTTCCAAGGCCCGTTCCAATTCAAACAAGTGATATTCCATCCCGAAGGGTTCCGGTTCTTGATTCCCGCGTTTCCGGTTTGTTTCGTAGACGGCATTAGCTAACCGGCGTCGGAACGTTTCAGTCAGGTAAGCGTCCAATTCCGGGTAAGGGTTCCGCGTTGCCGCAAGCCATTCGCACCATTCGTTGTAGCCAGAACATGACTGCATGCCCCGTTCAATTTCCGGCTGGTAGTAATTTTTGAGTTTTCCCATAGTCATAGGGTTTTAGGGTTTTCCATGCACGAATATACGACATTTTGCCGTATTTCCAAAATTTATTCGGTTTTTTGATGCAACAAGGTCTGCCGGTGGACCATGTTTTGTTAGGCCAGTATTTCGCAAATCGGCCTAAATAGTGAAGGGTTAGGAATCGAACCTAAACGGACATAGAGTCCGTTCCCGCATGCTACGCCGCAGCTTGACATGCGCCCCCCGTGGTTCAAAAAAGCCCCTGCCCGAACAATTCCGGACAAGGGCTTCCTATGGAAAACCGCACCCTATGCACGGCGCTGCAAGATTAGCGCCTTCCACGGGATTTTCCAAATACCACGGCCTTTAGAATCCTTGCAGCCACATTGACAATTTTGTCGTCTTTGTGAGTTTCTGTCAGCGCGGTAATGGTTCCGGCAGCGGTGATGACGGCAAGGGCAATTTCTGCCCAGTTAGATTGTAGTGTTTCCATTTTCAGATGGGGTATTGATGTCGGGCCATTTTTTGAGAACCTTGAATGAAGGGCATGCCTTGGCGTTTGTGTAATCGTTATGACCCTTTACTGGAAGGTACGAATGTTCCGCCCGGATTTGTTTAACCAGCTTCAGGAAAACCGTTTCCTGGGCTTTAGTCATAGTGTCCGCCGGTTTGCCAATTTCGTTCAAGCCTCCAACGTAGCAAATGCCGATGGTCGTGGCGTTGTGGCCTTCGACGTGACTGCCAGCGACACTAATGTCGCGACCATTTTGAATCGTTCCGTCAAGCTTAATGACGTAATGATACCCAACGTCCCTCCAGCCGCGAGCCAAATGCCATTGCCGGATTGTATTGATGCCGATGTCCACGCCTTGCCGCGTAGCGCTGCAATGCAAAACAATTTCGGTTATTTTCCTTGCAGCCGTTGGTTTTCGTTTTGTAGCCATGTGATTGTGATTTCCATGCGATTGACTTTTGCTACCAGTTCTAAAATTTGCGCACGCAACGCATCCTTTTCCTCGGCCGCATCATGCAGCAATAATTCCAATGCCCGGACCCTTGCTCGCAGGTCTTCCCGGTACATGGATTTTTCCTCCCGGTCGTATTCATCATTTTTCTGATTGAGTTTGACGCGAATGGTGTAGAACTGCCAAGCCGCCGTTCCGGTCAAAGCGGTTATCAATCCTATGAGTACATTTTCCATTTTGCTTGGCTAACCAGATTTGGATTTTTTCGTGATGTCGGTTTTTGACGTTTTTATCCATAGCTGGGAGGGTAAATGACGTGGCGCAAATTTGCCCGGTAGCCCTTCCCTGAAGAAAATGTCAACCCGGATTGCCCATAGGCTTTCTGTGAAGGGTGGATGTCGTCTTCAGTATTCGTGTGGTATTCCGGATATTTCGTGTCCCAGTTGTAGCGTAAATGCCGAATCAATCGGTCGGTGTATAGCTGGGCCGTTTGACGCGACCGCTCAATTTCCCGGTGCAAATCGTCTGGGCTAATAGTTGCGGATTGTTCGGCCGTTCTGACTACAAGGTTGGTCCCATCATGCCGCACGTGCAACGCCGGCAATAATTCGACCATGCCCCACCACGCTACGATTTTTTGCACGTAGTTCTTGAGCAATCCGTCGTAATCCGCCGTCAAGGTAGCTGCAGCAATGTCCTGCCGCAATCGCATGTATAGGTCTGTTCCTAATACGGGTATGACGTATTTGTCTTGAGCCAGTACTATGGAAGTGACTAACATTTGGTCATCGACCGATTCGCTCAAATACGTGGTCCGTTTCATGTAGGCCGGACTGATGAACAAAATTTCCGTTTCGTAACTCATAGCGTAATCGGTTATTGAGCGTCTGAAGGCTTGTTGGGATTGTCCGGGTGGTAGCCTTTATGCGGCATGTCATTTGGATGCCGGGCTACCAGCGGGTCATTGATTTCGTATTGGGCTTGGCCCCGTTTGCCGATTGGTAATTGCAAAATCATTTTTCGAGCCTCGTTCACGCTGATTTTGCTGTTGTCGGATTTCAAATAAACCTGACGCTGCCAGTAATGATTGCAACGTGGCCCGCCTTTAAACAACCAAACGTTGTAAGTGTCATCGCCTTGAAACCCAAATCCCGGATTCACCCGTTGGCTTTCAGCCGCAATCAAATCTTCCTTTTTGTAGACCTTGTCGGATGAATACATGAGCCTACAAAATGCGCGGGAACTCCCGCTTGTAGGCACCCCGGCGTATTTGTACCGAATCAAAAATAAGCTTGTGTCTTGCTCGGAAACATCGCCCCCGGATTGTAGAGGTTCTGACGCAAATTTTAGGCGAATGGCCAATTCGTCATCAGTGTCATAATCGACCGGGTTTTCATGGACCAACTCATAGCCCTCCATGGTTTCGCCCCGTGCCATTAACCATTCAGCAACCGGGTCTGATTCTGCTGACATTTCCCAATAAACGGGAATCGACATTGCAGCAAAAATATCCTTCACAACATTTCGGACCAGCTTTCGGCCGGGTTTCAAAACGTTCGTTTCGAATAGTTCCCTTGATTCGGCCAATTCTTGACCGCCCCCCAACCGGCCCGGAACAAGCAACCCGAACATCATAGGGTTAGTCACTCGGTGGCCCATCATAATTTTGACTGACGCCTCTTCAGACAAAAATTGATATTTGGTGTCATTGTCTGAAGTCGGGAACGGAATGAAATCAGGCGCTCGTTCAGGTTGGTCATTGAACGTCATAAACCATTTTCCAGCGTTGCTTGCCCCACCGATTTGGGATTCAATTTCTGCCCTGATTGATTGGCGCTCCCTTTCGTTTGGTTCGCCATTTTTGAAATTTATCATGAAGCTGGGCATGAGGCCGTTCCGAATGTTGTTCACATGAAACAGCCCGATTTCCTTGTCCAGTTCAATGTAATTGATGGCCCCTATGTAGGATGGTTTCGGGTAGTAATAGCTGCCCGGTGAAAACGGCTTGACGTACAAAATTTGTCGCGGATGTTCCACGGCCTCATCA